AGTGTTTTTAAAACCACGTTCAACCCAAACATCAATACAATCATTATAGTATTGTTTTAGAGCATTAACATAATCTTTCCACATGACAGAACACGGGTGATTTAACCATCCTTTATAAGGTTTACCATCTTTACGTGTACGACCAGTAATCGCAGATATAATTTGATACGCCTCAACACGTTGTTTACCAAGACGTTTATTATCTAAAGACTCTAATGATTTTCTAAAATCTGAATAGGGGAGAAAAGTTTGCATAACTTTTTTTGAATTACAATATATTTATTAAACAAAGATAATAAAAAAATTAAAATAATTAAAAAATTATGAAAAGAATTATAAGACTTACAGAATCAGACTTAGCACGTATTGTTAGACGGGTTATTAGTGAGGGTAATGGTGAAAACGCAATTAAATCAATTACTAAGGCAATGTCTGGATTAGGTACTGACGAAAGAGCAATTCAAAGAGCGGTCTACTCAATTAAAAATAAAACGGACTATGAAGAGGCGTTAGCTGCAGTAAAAAAACTTGGATACAAAACTATTGGTGCTTACATATCTACAGATATGGAATATGTACCATATGGTTCTAACATTGGTGGGTTATATGATGAACAAAATGACATCGTTGATGAGGTTGAGCGTCACTTGGGTCAATTTAATTCTAGTGAAAAAGTTTCTTCAGCGGACACAAAAGGAACATCATACGGAAGAACCGAGAAAAGTCCAAAAAATAAACCATTTAAAGACATTAATTAAAAAAGTTCACATAAAATGAATTTTTATAATTGAATGTATATTTATTAAACAAAGATAATAAAAAAATTAACTTATAACAAAAAAATTATGAAAAGAATTGTTAGATTAACTGAGTCAGATTTGGCTCGAATTGTAAGAAGGGTGATTAAAGAAAGTGAGGATATGACTATTCCTGCAAATTTAGGTTTTGGAATTGCGGACAGTCCAGTTGGAAGAGTTGTGGATAATAGTAATCAACCTGTTGAATCTTGGCTTCCAAGTGTAAATTTAATTATTAAAGGAGGAGCAAAAGTTACAAAAACCAGCAACACACAATGTACTATGCCAGGTTTACTTTATTTTAGAAAAGATGGTTCAAAGGCTGGTTCTAAAGTAGATACTGGTGATATGGCGGGAGCAGAGTCAGCTAAAGCTATTGCTGGTCAATCAATATCTAAAACAATATATTTTGATTGTTCAACTGGAACTTTTTATACTTTTTATGATAGTAAGAAAATAACTTTTGATGCAATCAGTTTCCCTGCCACTGCGGGAACAGCAAGAACTACAAAATTTTCAGATACTAGACAATTTTTCCAAGAAAAAATTTGTGGTATGTCTTCACAAAAAGACTTAGCTTCGGCTTTTGAAGTTTAATACCAACATTTAAGTTGTAATAAGAAATAAAAAAAGGGGTTTATTAACCCCTTTTTTTATTTTCCTCGAATCACAATTGTAACTCCTTTGGTTTCACTAATATAAACGCCAAGTCCAAATTCTTTTCTTTTTTCAGTCAACAACAAAGACATTCCTTCATCGTTTGCAACAAACCAATCGAAAACAGACTCTGCAATAATTTTTTCAATTTCATATTTTTTTACGTCCACACGAGAGAAAAAATCTACAGGAATAAAGTCGTAAACAATTTTGACATTTTTTTCTTTAGAAATATTGTAATCTTTAACCGTCGATATATTTTTTGCATCATTGATACTTTTACTTGTTAAAACACCACTCTTAGAAATCGAATTTTTTTTGTAGTCCTTTCTAAATTTATTTAATTCTGAAATCAAATATGATTGTACTTTAGTTTGACTTACATTTTTAAAAGTTGAGGTATTGTCTCCAAACGTGTTGTAACCTTTTGGTGAAAAAACAATTAAAGGCAACCCATCTTCATCTTTTTCAGTTTTGTCATATTTTTTTTCCCATATTTTAGAGTACATTGGGTACTTTTTTAACGTATACTTAACTTGAGATGAAAAGAAAAAAGACATAAATAATGTAGAGACAAAAAACAATTTTTTCATAATTTTGATTTTTTAGATGGTTAATAACTGATTACAATACAAAGATACACGTTTTTTATATATCTCCAAATTTTTTTGAAAAAAATATTAAAAAAAATCCCACCATAATTAAATAGTGGGATTAGTTGGTGGACCTAGAGGGCTCCGACTCCCTCGTCCGGCTCGTTTTGTCTAAAAGACAACTACACGTTTAGGTTAATATTTTCTAATATTCCAAAATAGTTGATTTGTTCTTCACCATCGTAAATCAACAACCAATGGTCACCATTCGATTTAGGGTTCAATAGTAATCCACCACAACTACGACTTCTGTTGCTAGGTTATATGTCTGCCGACCCCCCGTTTCCGTATCTTAATTAAGCTACAGTAACTTCTTGAGTTGAGATAAGTCCCAAAGTCTCAAGGTTGTTTAGCACATTGCCAGTTGTTTTTTGAATCAGTTTTTAACGAGATTAATTCAGTCCCGACATGCTTCTTTTATTCAACCAACGCCCGTCAATTCCAATATAGGCCCATATATCTTAAATGACTATTTTCAAAGAACTATAAAACAAATATAATACAAATATTTATATTTCACAATATATTTATAAATATATGAATAAATTTTCTAAAATTTTTGAAGAAGAGGATGACGATGTTGAATTAACTGACTATCAAAAAATTCTTGCTCTTAACAAAAGAAAGATTGACCCTTATTATACTGATTTTGATGGGTGTGATGGTGAAGATTATTCAGACTTTTATGAAGTAGGTTATGATGGTATAACTTTTACTTTCCATGAAGGATTAGAAGACTATCTAAGATTTTTTTTCAAAGAAACTTATGGTGAAGAAGGTAGTGACGGTTGGTATGAAGCGGGATACTTAGATTCTATGCGTAGAGGTTCATGGGAATGGGATTATTGGGATAGAGCAAATGATGATTGGGATGAAGGATATGTGTTAGACGGATTAAAGGGTAAATCATTAAAAGTTTTATATAACATATTAAAAATATATCAACCAAACTTATTAAAAGAATTTGAAGTGGTTAATGACCAAATCGAATGGAAAAAAAATAAAGAGTCAGATAAAATATCAGACTTTATTGAATCTGTAAGTAATAGAACAAAAGATGATTTAATTGAATCGTATTCATATGCGAGTGAAATGGCAACAGACGCGGCAGTACCTAAATATATTGATGATATATATTGTAATTGTTTATCTGTTGTTGGAATCGAAAACCAATCAAGTAATTGTTATTGGAAGTATTTTTTAAATTGGGGAGATGCGATTATGTTATTTGTAAGATATGGAACACCTGACGATTGTTTGATGGATATATTATTTAAGGCGATAGAAAAAGAAGTTAGAACACACGTTCCTGAATATTATGAAGTTCAATATGAGGCTTGGGATGCTGATGTTTTTTATAGTGAATTTAATAAAAGAAGTGTAAGAGTTTTGGAAGGATTAGAAGAAGAATTGGAAAGTATGATTGAAGAGGGTGGAGAAGAAAAAATGAAAAAATACTTTCAAATAATTAATATTATAAATGATAAAATTGGATTTAACACATTTAAACAAATACCAGGAGACTACGAAATAAGAATATTAAATGTTGATAAAGATAGTTTGATGGTTAATTATGGTATACGTAAAAGAAGTTCGTGGAATCCACTCAAAAAAGGTTCGGCACCATTAAAATATATTTTAAATATGTTGAATACCGAACCCTTAATACCTTATGTTGATTAATATTTTTTAATTAATCTTTCTCTAATAATTTCATATAAATTTGCCAAATCCTCATCAGGAATAAACATAAAACCATCATCGTAAACATCAGTTAGTGTGATTCCATCTTTTTCCTCATATACATCAATAGTTTGTAAACGATGATGACTTTCTATTTCTTGTACTTCAAAAATATCTAAATCATCATCAAATTCTTCAACAAATGAGTTCATAACGGTTGTAGGTGTATAAACTATCGGTTTATATTGATATTCATATTTTTTTAACCCCAATTCTTTAACCATGTTTTTTCCAGCTTCAATTGCACATTTTACATCTTCAATTGAAATAAACTCTTGTGGTGAATGCATATTGTAATAACCGCAAGACATGTTGATGCAAGACACATCAATTTTTTTCTTTAACTGTGAAATATCAGTATAAGGATGTGATTGAACTAACATTTCATTTCCAAAAGATTCGGTAATAACTTTTGATGTTTTTGTAAAAAATTCACTATCCCGTTCAAATAAACGAACTCCCGAGCAAATCTCGGTAATTAAATGGTTGCCAGGTGCATCGTATTGTGTGATATAACCTACATCTTGCAAAAAAGTTTCATCACATTTTGATGAACCGTGACAACCCGTTTCTTCACTTACAAATAAACCAATTTTTACTTTGTCTAATTGTTTAAGTAATTCTAAACAAATAAAAATACCACATTTGTCATCACCCCCAATGCCTGTCGGTAAATCATTAACATCGTAAGCTTTCAATACGTCAACAAGATTATCGTGAAAATTTTTACCAAAAGTGTATGGTCGTTTTAATTTTTCTTCTTTAACAACAATCTTATCTATTTTGTTGTGAACCGTATCAGTGTGAGCAATAAACATGGGATAAAATTCACCTTCTTCTAATGTACCCTTTGTTGCGTATATGTTCATCATATTATCACGATAAAACGTAACTCCATGAATTTTTTCCAACTCATCACAAATATATTCTACCATATCTTCTTCTTGATATGTTTTCGATGGTACTGAAAGGAGTTCTTTAAATTTTTGTAGGTCCATTATTTTGTTTTTTACAAATATAATATATTTATTGTATATAATAAAATTAATTATGAAAAGAATTGTAAGATTAACTGAGTCAGATTTGGCTAAAATTGTAAGAAGAGTTATTAATGAAGAAAAAAATACATTGGACTCACAATTAATAAGTTGTTTAAAAAATAAGGGTTACAAATCTGTAGACACAGGTGGAAAATATAGATATATGCTTCAAAAAGAAAAAATCATAAGTTCAATTGTATCATTAATTTTAACAATACGCTCACAAGACAATAAAAATAAAGCATCATTGACTATTACTGATTATAATTCTAAGGTTTTATATAGTGGTACATTAAACATAACCCCTGAACTTTTAAAGAATTGTCAATTTTACCAACAGGTGGAAGTGTCGTATAATGAGGCTCTTAAAAAAATTCAAACAAAAAAAGACCCAACCTTTTCTTCAGACCCTGAACTCACTAAAGAGTTATTGAGTAAGGGTTTTGAAAAAACTAAAAAACCTAATGTTTTCAAAAAAGACGGAGCTTACGTGAGTATTTTTAACACAAGTGTCGGTTCTGTTTGCTTTAACAAAAATTTTCCAGCTGGTACATATACCCAAGGTTCAAATAACATACAAAACGCAATTACCAAAGCTAAAGATTTTAAAAATAACGGGGTTACGTATGAAGGAAAAAAACTTGCTTGCGAAAGAAAATACTAATAAATAATATTAAACCTTACCTTTTCTTTTTGTTGGTTTTTTTATTTTAACTTCTGTTTTATTATTTTTTTCATCATACGACAGTAAAAATGTAGAGTTTTTATCTGGCTTATCTGAAAGTACTTTTTCTGTAATCGCATCATCCACCCACTTTTGAACCGTTCTTTTCAAAATACGAGCTCCAAATCTAGTGTCCGTACCCACTTTAATTAAGTGATTTTTTAGTGATTCATCAACTTCAACATTAAATTCAAGATTTGAAACTCTTGTATATAATTTTTCAAGTTCTAAATTCAAAATCTTCATTAAATCATTGTCATTCAAGTCTTTAAAGTATACAATATCATCAAATCTATTGATAAACTCAGGTGCAAACTTTTTAAAAAGTTCTTTTTCCAATAAAGATTTTATTTCTTCATCTTTTGTTTCTTCTTTATGTGATGTTGAAAACCCAACACCTGTACCAAATTGTTGAACAACTCTTGTTCCAACATTTGATGTCATAAGGATAATACAATTTTTAAAGTTAATTTTTCTACCGTGACCATCGGTTAAAAACCCTTCATCTAACATTTGTAAAAATACATTAAAAATTTCTGGGTGAGCCTTTTCTATTTCATCCAATAAAATAACAGAATAAGGTTTGTTTTTAATTTTGTTCAAAAATGGTGAACCATCTTCATACCCAACATAACCTGGTGATGTTCCTGTTAATTTTGATGTTGCAACTTTATCTGAAAATTCACTCATATCCAACCTAATAAGTGCGTCTTCACTATTAAACATATGTTTTGCCAACTGTTTTGCTAATTCAGTTTTACCAACACCTGAATTACCAATTAATAATCCGCTAAATATTGGTTTTTTAGGGTCATTTAAACCAACTTTATTTCTTTGTATTGCTCTTGCAATTTTGGAAACCGCCTCATTTTGACCAATTACTCTTGTGTTTAATACTTCATGTAATGATGCTAATTGAATTGATTCATCAGTTGTGATTTTATTAATAGGAATTTTTGTCATCAAAGAAGTAACATCATAAACAATTTCTTCTGTAACTTCTTTTCGGTAAAGGTCTCTGTTTTTTTCAAAATCTTCTTTTTCTTTTTGAAGTTCTGATAAAACTTTTCTTTCTCTATCTCTTAAATTTGCAGCCTCTTCGTACCTTTGTTTATTAATTACTTCTATTTTTTGTTCTTTTATTTCTTGAGCTTCTTTTTTTAGTTTTTCAATAGATTCAGGTAATTTGATTTCCACCTGACTTCTTGCTCCAACCTCATCAAGTATATCAAACGCCTTATCAGGAAATTCTCTGTCGGTAATATATCTATCGGCCAATTCAACACATAGTTTCAAAATATCTTCACTATATCTAACTTTATGGTGTTTTTCGTAACGGTCTTTGGATTGTTTTAGTATTTCTAAAGTTTCTTCTTTGGTTGATGGGTCTACAACAACTTTTTGAAACCTTCTTTCAAGAGCCCCATCCTTTTCAATATTTTTTCTATATTCTTCTAATGTGGTTGCACCAATACATTGAATTTCTCCTCTTGACAACGCTGGTTTAAATATATTTGACGCATCCATGGAACCTGATGCATTTCCGGCACCAATCATAGTGTGGATTTCATCTATAAAAATAATGATGTCAGGATTTGCGTATAATTCTTCAATTATAACTTTCATTCTTTCTTCAAACTGACCTCTATACTTTGTTCCTGCAACTACAGAGGTTAAATCTAAAGAGACAATTCTTTTACTAACTAAATTCTGAGGACAATCCCCTTCAAATATTTTTTTGGCTAATCCTTCCACAATAGCAGTTTTTCCACAACCAGGTTCACCAATAATAATTGGGTTATTCTTTTTTCTTCTTGATAGAATTTGTGCAATCCTGTTAATTTCTTGTTCTCTTCCAATAATAGGGTCCAATTTACCCTCTTCTGCCGCTTTTATTAAATCTCTTGAAAAATTATCCAACACGGGTGTTTTACCTGTGGTTTCAGTTTTTTTTCCTTTGTCTTTTTCGTTGTTGTCTGCTGATTCAATCATATTGTTTTTTTTAAAAAGTATAACTAACTTTATTAATAATCAATTAAAAAATACATTTTTGACATTATGTCTTGACATATGTTGACGATACTGACATTTTGTCATACTTTTAATTGTGGCACAAATTTGTTGAATAAAATAAACAAAAAAAATAAACTATAAAAAATGTTAAACAAAAAATGGGAAAAATTATTGGTATAGACTTAGGAACAACTAATTCTTGTGTAGCAGTAATGGAAGGTCGTGAGCCGGTAGTAATTACAAACAGCGAAGGAAAAAGAACAACACCATCAGTTGTTGGATTTGTTAAAGACGGTGAGAGAAAAATTGGAGACCCCGCAAAAAGACAGGCGGTGACAAATCCTGAAAAAACAATATACTCAATTAAAAGATTTATGGGTACAAGTTTTGATGAAACAAAAAGTGAAATCAAAAAAGTACCTTATAAAGTTGTGAGTGAAAAAAATAATCCAAGAGTTCTTATTGACGATAAGAAATTTTCACCTCAAGAAATTTCAGCAACTATTTTACAAAAAATGAAACAAACAGCTGAAGACTACTTAGGTGAAAAAGTAACTGAGGCGGTCATCACCGTACCCGCATATTTTAATGACGCTCAAAGACAAGCAACAAAAGAAGCTGGTGAAATTGCGGGATTAACGGTTAGAAGAATTATAAACGAACCAACCGCAGCGGCTTTAGCATACGGATTAGATAAAATGTCAAAAGAAATGAAAATTGTTGTTTTTGACTGTGGAGGTGGTACTCATGACGTTTCGATTTTGGAACTTGGTGACGGTGTATTTGAAGTTTTATCTACAGACGGAGATACTCATTTAGGTGGAGATGATTTTGACCAAGTTTTAATTGATTACATGGTTAGTGAATTTAAAAACGAAACAAGTATCGACATCACAAAAGACCCTATGGCGATTCAAAGATTAAAAGAATCAGCAGAAAAAGCTAAAATTGAGTTGTCATCTTCACCTTCAACTGACATCAATCTACCTTATCTTACTGCCGATTCAACAGGACCAAAACATTTAGTTTTAAAAATTACAAAATCTAAATTTGACCAATTAACTGAAGATTTAGTAAAACGTACTATCAAACCATGTGAATCAGCACTTAAAAATGCGGGATTAAAACCTTCAGATATTGACGAAATTATTTTGGTCGGTGGTTCAACTAGAATCCCCGCAATTCAAGAGGCGGTTAAGAAGTTTTTTGGTAAAGACCCATCAAAAGGTGTAAACCCTGATGAGGTGGTTGCGTTAGGGGCAGCAATCCAAGGTGGTGTATTAGGTGGGGATGTGACAGATGTATTATTATTGGACGTAACACCACTATCTTTGGGTATTGAAACTATGGGGGGTGTTTTTACTAAACTAATAAGTGCAAACACAACAATCCCAACAAAAAAATCTGAAGTATTTTCAACCGCAGTCGATAATCAACCTTCCGTAGAAATTCATGTATTGCAAGGAGAAAGGTCTATGGCTAAAGACAATAAAACTATCGGAAAGTTCCATTTGGACGGATTCCCACCATCAAGAAGAGGTGTTCCTCAAATTGAAGTTACTTTTGACATTGACGCTAATGGTATTATAAATGTATCAGCATTAGACAAAGCAACAAATAAAACTCAATCAATTAGAATTGAGTCTTCATCAGGATTATCCAAAGAAGAAATTGAAAAAATGAAAATGGATGCAGAACAAAATGCCGAAATTGACAAAAAATTAAAAGAGGATGCTGACACATTAAATTCGGCAGATTCTATGATTTTTCAAGTTTCAAAGTCTTTGGAAGATTTAAAAAATAAAATTTCAGATGAAGATAAAGAAAATATCACTTCTAAAATTGAAAATCTAAAAACTGCATATAACGAAAAAAATATTGAAAATATTAAATCGTTAATGGATGAGGTAAATAACGAGTTTCAAAAAATAAGTCAAAATTTGTATAACCAAGCTTCAGAAAGTTCTGATAATGAAGAAGAAGTTACAAATGTAGATTTTGAAGAGGTAAAATAATCTCCCAAGATTGTAAATTTTAAATCCACCTTCGGGTGGATTTTTTATTTGTGTGTTTACTACTTTTATAATTTTTACTATTTTTTTGAAAAATATATTAACATGGCAATAACTAGAACAGACATAGAAGGAAACAAAATTATTTGTGAAATAACATCTTCTAATTTAAAAAGAAGTGAATATGATATTGAAAATAAAACATTAAAAATCACTTTTAACAACGAAATGTTATATGAATATGAAGAAGTTCCACATTCAATATATTCTCAATTTAGATTATCTGACTCCCAAGGAAAATATTTCAATCAAAACATAGCAAAAAAATTCAAATACAAAAAACTTTGAAAATCATATTGATAATGTATTTATTAATATGAAGGAATTTAAAAAAGTTATAAACAGCTTTTATTTACAAGACAAACTTAATCCTGAAGTTTGGGAATTACCCAATGAAAAATATATGGGTAACAAAGACGCCCAATTCTATAAATTAAAACCTGAAATTAGAAAAAAACTTTTACAAGTTGCTGACGTTTTTTTAAAAACAATCGACCAAGACATTTTTATTCAAGACATTATACTAATTGGTTCTTTAACTGGTTATAATTGGTCTGAGTTTTCTGATTTTGACGTTCATTTATTATATGATTTTAATGAAGCCGGTGAAAATAAAGAATTATATGAAGAACTTTTTCACCTAAAAAAAACATTGTTTAACGCATCTCATGACATTAGAATTAAAGGTTATGAAGTTGAAGTTTTTATTCAAGACTCAAACGAAAAAGAAAAAAGTATGGGGTCTTATTCTTTGGTTTCTGATACATGGATTAGAAAACCAGAAAAAGAAAATTTTGAAGTCGATGAGAAAAAGATTAAAGAAAAGGCACAACAATGGATGGATATTATAGATGGTGTTTTAGAAAACGCAGAAGATGAAGATTTAAAAGACGCAATTGACCTTGTTAAGAAATATAAAGAAAAGTTAAGAAAATACAGAACTTGTGGATTAACAAAAGAAGGGGAGTATTCATATGAAAATTTGGTGTTTAAGTTTTTAAGAAGAACAGGTTATATAAAAAAACTTGAAGACTTCAAAAACAAGATTACTGATAAAAAATTATCATTAGAAAACTTAAATATTGAATAATTAGTCAATTTATCTATTAACAATATATTTATTATTGAGTTAAACTATCCTTTTGGATATTTATATTAAAAATAACATATTAAGAAAAACACAAAATGGCAGATTTGAAACCACTTGGAAGTGAAAAATTAGAAGGTATGGACAAAATTAGACGTATCTTAGAAATTGCACATTATAATGAAAAACCAAAATCACAACTTAACGAAAACGAAACTTTGAACTATACCATTCAATTAGCCGATGGTTACACTTACGGTATTGTTAAAGAAAAGTTAGGTTATATAATTAAAAAAGGGATTAATGAATCTGTTTTAGATTATTCAGACCCAATTAGACAAAGAAAATATTTTGATTCGTATTCTCAGGCGATGAAAAAGTTGAATCTTCACGCTAAAGAATTAAATCGTATTCATGAGAATGACGAGGAGATTCCTTTAATTGGCGAGCAAACCGCTTCAAAAAAAAAATTTGTTTTAAAAACACCTAAACCCGCAACGGAACCAACTCCTGACGCAGCGCCAGCACCTGCACCTGCACCGCCAGCACCTGAATCGTCACCTGCTCCTGCTCCTGAAGAAACTCCTGCACCACCAGCACCTGAAGAAGGTGGTGAGCCAATGGGTGATGAAATGATGGGTGGAGCTCCTATGGGTGGTGAGCCAATGGGAGATGAAATGATGGGAGGAGAACCAATGGGTGGTGAGCCTATGGGAGGAGAACCAATGGGAGGAGAACCTGAAGAAGGCGGAGGTTTCAAAACTATTCAAAGACTTACAGGTAAATTATCACAAAAATTAAGAGCATATAACAATCAAGATGAAGACGGATTGGATTCACAGGATATTAAATATGTTATAAACATGGTTTTATCGGCTTTAGATTTAGAAAAGTTGGACGAGGATGATAAAGAAGACATTTTATCTAAATTTGAAGAAATTGATATGTACGGCGATGAAGGACCAGAAAGTTTAGATTTTAGTGGTGAAGAAGATGTCAATTTTGGTGGTGAGGAATTTGGAGGAGAACCAATGGGCGGAGCTCCTATGGGTGGTGAAGAACCAATGCCACAAGAGCCAACAGAAAATGTTTTTGGAGAATCAAGAGTTGAAAATGTTTTGAAAAAATATTTTGTAGTAACAAAAGAAGAAGCTCCAATTTTAGAAGAAAAAAAACAAAAAGATTATATTAAAAACAAATTAACACAGATAAAAGTAAAACAAGAGTTGCAAAATTTATCAGAAACTAATCGTCAGTTGGAAAGAGCAAATAGACTTTTATCTGAAGGAGCACAATTTGTAGGTAAAACAAATTTAGATAATTTAATTTTTAATAAAAAAGGTAAACAAATTAAAATAGACACAAGAGGAAATATTATATGAATTTAATTTATATAAATGAGTTAGGACCAAACTTTAGAGGAGACAATATCTATGAATTTATTTTTTCAGACGTTGATGACTCGTATGGTGAAGATTGGGATATTGAACCGGCAGCTGGCCGACCACAACCACCAAAAATTGAATTTATCAAAAAAGTTGGTATTTTAAAAAACTCAGACATAGAATTAGAATTAGTTCAAAATTCAGACTTTTTTTGTGTTTATGATGCTGTTGATGGCGTTATTTCATTAGGATGGGAAAAATCGGATTCAGATGAAATAATTGTATATAAAAAGAAACGATTAGTTTTTCAATACGGAGAAAGTATTGAAAATGTTGAAAGTAAATTATACGAAAGAGATGTCGTATTAAATTGGGAAAAAAATTTGATGCTAAATGAAACACATGAATTATAAACTTCAAAAATTACTTCATGAAGGGTTTTCTATTAAAACATTAGAAAATCTATCAGAAAAACAATTATCTTCTTTATACCGTAGAATTATGGAGCAAGAAGGGACACTTAATGTTAAAAAAGGTTCCCCTGAAGAGGCTAAGGCCAAATCTGCCGGTAAATCATTTGTTACTTATGAAGAAGAACTTGAAGAAGATGACTTCGCATTAAATAGAATGGCAGGAAACGACCCATATGAAACGGGTGATAATTATTCTGGACCTGGTTCAGATGATGGATTTGGTGATGAATATGACGGAATGTCGATTGAAGGAGAACTTGAAGAAAAAGCGGTCTCTAGACAACAACAAAAAATTATGGGATTAGCTCTTTCTGTTAAAAAAGGGGATACTCCAAAATCCAAGGTTTCTAAAAAAGTTCAAAACATGGCAAAAGAAATGTCTAAAAAAGAATTAGAAGATTTTGCATCCACAAAACACAAAGGTCTACCAAAAAGAGTTGAAGAGGATGATGTAAAAAAATTAGAAGAAAGTATTTTATCAATAGTACAAAAACATATACCAACTCACTTTACAAAAGGAGAACTTTTAAGAAATTTTAGAAGTAGAATTTAAAAATGAATGTCGCTTTCAAAAGAACAAATATTATTAGAATATGCTAAATGTGTAAACGACACACCTTACGCACTAAAAACATATTTGCAAACTTACGACAACACACAATCAAAATACGTACCGCTAGAACTATTTAATGACCAAGTCACTTTGGTAAAAGATTACGATACTGCTGAAGAAAATATAGCACTTAAATATCGTCAAGCGGGTGTATCGACCGTAACATCTGCATGGGCATCAAAAAGATTAGTTTTTGCAAAAAAATCAAAACCTGAAAAAATTCTAATTATTGCAAACAAACTTGATACTGCTGTTGAGATGGCAAACAAAGTACGTTCATTTGTTGAACAATGGCCAAATTGGTTAGGTGTTGGATTTTCTTCTGAAAAAAATGCAGCAAGACATTTTAAATTAACAAACGGTTGTGAAGTTAAAGCCGTTGCAACATCAAAAGATGCACTTCGTGGGTATACACCAACTATTCTTATTTTTGATGAGGCGGCATACATTGATGCTGATGAAGATTTTTGGTCAGCGTGTATGGCATCCCTTTCAACGGGTGGTAAAGTAATTGTTATTTCAACACCCAACGGATTCGACCCAATTTACTACTCAATTTATACTCAGGCAGTAAAAGGAATGAATGACTTTAAAATTACTGAGATGTTTTGGTTTAGAGACCCTAGATACTCCAAAGACTTAAAACTAATCAAGTGTGATGATATAATACATTACATGTTAAATAGAGCTGACTATAAGGATGATGAAATTACTATCGATTATTCAAATATAAAAGTATCGGATAGGGATTTTGAGGATATTAAACAAAAAATTGAAAACGGATACAAGGCATATTCATCGTGGTTTGAGGCGATGTCAAAAAAATTAAAATTTGATAAACGTAAAATATCACAAGAATTAGAATGTAACTTTTTAGGGTCAGGGGATAATGTTATTCCTCCTGAAACTATGAAAAAAATAAAAGAAAACCATATTAAAGAACCTGAAAACAAATTTATGGGTGGTGTTCTTTGGCAATGGAAAGAACCGATTGTTGGTC